TACTGGTTCTGCAACTAATGCAATAGGTCTATATACAGCATCATTACCAGCAGAAGTATCTGGAACATTCATTGGAGGTTCTGATGGAGCAGTAGAAACTGGACCTAAATTCTTTGAAAATATTACAAATAATAATTCACAAGGATATAGAATGTCAGCTACAACTAAGGGGTATAAAACTGCATTATACTTATTGAAAAATCAAGATGCATATGATATCAATATGATAATGATACCTGGTATGACACAAGCTAATGATTCTGCACTTTCAACTTTAACAAAAGAAATTGCAGAAGCTAGAGGAGATTGTTTCTTCTTAGTAGATCCGGAAAATGCGGCTCAAACATCAATAACAACAGTAGCAGGAAGATCTGAAGAATTAATTTCTTCATATGGAGCTATGTATTGGCCATGGGTTAAGATCTTTGCTTCTAGATTAGGTAAAAACGTTTGGGTTCCAGCATCTGTAGTAATGGGAGGAGTAATTGCTTTCAATGATAAAATAGCTGCAGAATGGTATGCACCAGCTGGTTTGAATAGAGGAGGAATTGGAGCTGCAATTCAAGCAGAAAGAGGTTTAACACATGCAAATAGAGATACATTATATGAATCAAGAATTAACCCATTAGCAACATTCCCTGGTCAAGGGGTTGTAGTCTGGGGACAGAAAACTTTACAGAAAAGAGCAACAGCATTGGATAGAGTAAATGTAAGAAGGTTGTTAATTAACCTTAAAAAATTCGTTGCATCTACAACTAAGTATTTAGTATTTGAAAATAACACTTCAACTACAAGAAATAGATTCTTAAGTACAGTTAATCCTTATATGGAATCAGTTCAACAAAACCAAGGTCTTTATGCATTCAAAGTTATTATGGATGAGTCAAATAATACTCCAGATATTATAGATAGAAATATCATGAAAGGGGAAATATATATTCAACCAGCAAAAGCTGCAGAATTTATCGTAGTAGACTTTAATATCATGCCAACCGGAGCTACTTTCGGAGAATAATGATATTTATATTAAAGAATAATAAAGAGGAGAAAATAAATGGCTAATTTAGTAGACCCAAATGAAATGATGTTCACTTCCTTTCAACCAAAGGTATCGAATAGATATGTATTATATTTAGATGGCGTCCCTTCTTTCCTAATAAAGAAAGCAGCTAGACCTTCAGTAAAGTTTAATACTCTTACTATGGATCACATGAATACACAGAGGAAGATTCAAGGTAAAGCAACTTGGGATGATATTACACTTTCTTTATATGATCCAATCGTACCATCAGGAGCTCAAGCAGTTATGGAATGGATAAGATTAGGATACGAATCTGTAACAGGTAGATCCGGTTATTCAGATTTTTATAAGAAAGAAATTGTAATCAATGTATTAGGACCAGTAGGTGATAAAGTTGAAGAATGGACATTAAAAGGTGCATTCCCAACATCAGCTGGATTCGGAGAGCTAGACTGGAGTTCTGACACACCAATGGAAATATCAGTTGGTATTGCATACGATTACGCAATCTTACAATATTAAGGACTTATAATATGAGCTATCAGAAGATAAGAATAGTTTCACCTAACACTTCAGCACGTATAACTGATGCACAAGCATTCCAGTTTTCAGGAAGTGTTTTTACTGCAACTATAAAAACAGAAGAATTAAGATATGGACCATCAGGAGCGGCAACAATGTCTGTATCTAGTACAACTGCTTTTGATGGAGATGCAACTCCAGCTGGAATTATACCAGTTGCTGCAACTCAATTTACATCTTCTAATGCAACAACAACTATTATAGTATATAGTTAAAATAAAGAAATAGAAAGAGGCTCAAATGCTTGAGTCTTTTTCTCTTTTCTTCATATTTATATTATATGAAGATCAAGTTATAGAAATAAAGGAAAGGTTATTATGAGCAACAAACCCAAAAGAATATCCGACAAGGACTTAAAAGAACAGCTGGCAGAAACATCTGGCCAGGTTAAAAAAACCAAGATAGTTAAAGAAACTAACTTCCCAACAGAAATTATAGATTTACCATCAAAAGGTATACCATACCCAGAAGATAACCCTCTATCCTCTGGAAAAGTAGAAATGAAGTATATGACTGCAAAGGAAGAAGATATCCTTACTACTCAATCTTATATTCAACAAGGAGTAGTTTTAGATAAACTATTCAAGTCTTTAATTGTAGGAAATGGTAAAGGTGAAGAAATAAAATATAACGATTTGTTAGTTGGTGATAAAAATGCAATAATGATTGCTGCAAGAGTATTGGGATATGGAAAAGATTATAAAATAAACATACCTGATTCATATAATAATAATCAATTACAAGAAGAAGTTATAGACTTATCCAAATTAGAGGATAAACCTTTGCACAATGAAATTACTAAGTTTCCAAATAATAGTACATTTGAATGGGAGCTACCTATTGCAAAGAAACGCTTAGAGTTCAAACTTATGACTCATGGTACAGAACGAAAAGTAGAATATACTTTAAAAGATATAAAAAAGCAACAAAAGAGAGTCAAAGATGAAACCGATAGAACCCTGTCAACTAGATTGAAACATATGATTACAGCAATTGATGGCGAAAGAGATACAAAGATCATTGCTGATTTTGTAGATAATCATATGCTAGCTCTAGATTCCAGAGCATTCAGAAAGTATATAGGAGATATAACACCCGATATAGATTTAAACTTCACATTCATATCAAATGAAACTGGAGATGAACAGGAGGTGGAAATTCCCATTGAAGTTAGCTTTTTTTGGCCTGACGCCAGAGTATAAGCAATCCGTACATTCAGCAATATTCTTACTATGCTATAAAGTACCCGGTTTTACACATAAAGACATTTACAATATGCCAATACATTTAAGATCCTTCTACTTGAAGGAGTATAAAGAATGGAAGAAAGCAGAGAATAATGCTGATAACCAGACTGGTGAACAAAGTCAACAACAAGCCTACGATCAATACAAACAAACGCAGAAAAATCCTAGCAAGTAGATATTTATAATAAAGTAAATAATCTATAAGGAGAGATGCGAATGGCCAATACAAAACCACCTTTAACAGAAGGCATATTATCAAATCTACTTGGTAAAGCAATTCTATTTTTATCTGGAGCAGGTAAAGAATACAAGGAATTACAGCAATATAAAAAAGACCCCGAGTTCAAAAGACAAATGGCAAAACTAAGAAAATCTGCCGTTGAAGTAGCAGAAGAATATAACGAGTTAAGAAAAAAATATAACTTACCAACTTAACTAGATTATGGGGAAATCATCAAATGAAATAGCAGCTGAAAATTTAGCTATAAGAAGAAGGGAATTAGCTCTTCTCAGAGAGGAGCGTGGAGAACATCAAAAAATACTAGCTTCAGCAGGAAAGCGCAGCGATGCTTGGAAGGCTGCTCATAAAGAGATTCTGAAATATAACTCAGCCATTAGAGAAGCAGAGGGTGAAACAGCAGCATTAGAAGAAACCACTAAGAAAGTTGGTGAGAAGATTGCAATTGCTGGTGATAAATTACAAAGTATGAGTCAGAGCATCCAATCTGTAGCCTCAAAAGTTCCTATAATCGGTACAGCCTTATCAAATACAATAGAAAGTGCTACTGCTAAGATGAAAAAGAAGATGGATAATTGGATCAAAGAAAATGACAAAAGATGGATAAAGGGTTTTAAAAAATTAGGACTGCTCTTAGGAGGATTATTACTTGGTGGAGTTATAGCAATGTTTTCAGGCTTTATGAAATTACTTGGTAAAGCCCAAGAGCATATGAAAGAGTTCTCTACTTCAATGACAGAAACTGCAAGATCTCTTCAATTATCAAAAGGAAGTGTTGCAGAGATAGGAAAGGGCGTTGGAGATTGGATTAGATACGGGTCAGGTTGGGCAGGTGCTATAAGTCAAATCCGAGATGACATGGGTTACATACCAGCTCTTACAAAAGAGGAAAATTCTTTAGTAGCCAAATTAGCAACTAATGCAGGATTAGGAGCTGCCGAAATTGCAAATATGTATAGACACTCTCAGAATATGGGAATGTC